CAGCCGCCCTATTTCACACACCGAAGCGTGCTTGAAAAACTGGTGCGAGAAGCGCCGGGACTGGCCGCTAATCCCAGAACACCGTTCATTGACTGGCTACTTATGGCGCTATGTGTTCGGTCTCGCGTTCCGTTTAAGAATTTTGTGGGAGGGTGCAGTTGTCCGACGAACAACTACCCGCCCGGCATAGCCCACATGGTGGACAGAATCCAAAATCAGGGAGCTACGATGCTCCATTCAATTAAGCGCCGCCAAGAACTTTTGACCATGGCGCATGCTCGAGTCGAATACAAACGCACGCACCGGTGAATGGTTGAGTAGGGCTACCGCCGACGACTACACGTTGACCACTGCCACGAGACCGGTCGTGTGAGGGGGTTGTTATGCGCGAATTGCAATCTCGCGATTGGTAAACTGCAGGACTCTCCCGACCTTTTTCTCCGGGCAGCAGAATATTTGCGTTCCCATTAGTCACAAAAACTACCCACTTTTTCAACAACCCGCAGCTTCCCCAGTTGCGGGTTTTTTGTTTTATGGCGACTGTCCCTTGAAGTCTAAAGAAAACTCGGTTTGACTTCTCCGAGAACGGCCTGAGCTCCGCTGTTTGGCCTACGGCGACAAACATAACTCCCGCACAGGGGAAAACTTTCTGTGCCCGGACTAGAGACCCGGATTTATGTAGTCTCCAGTAGTAAAACGAAAGACCAAACTATGGCTTTTTTCTGTGATAACCCCTCTGATATCAGCGACATCGCTTCTAAAGACACCAACCGAATTGTCGGTCAGGTTGCCAAAGCAGTCGCGGCAAATTCCGTCTATATGAACGTCATCGGCGGCGGCGTGTTCCCATCCGGGACGTCCGACGCGATTCGTTCGGTAGTCCAGATGCAGGCCGCGCCGGGCGACTCGCTGGCAATCCCCAACTTCGTCTGCGATACCGATATCTGCGGACAGCAAGGCAAACAGGATTTGACCGACACGGTCGAATTTACGTTGCGCCTCGAGAGCTTCCGTGGCCGTGGCCCGAACATCTGCGTGAAGCAGGGTTACGCCGCGTTCAAGGGCAGCTACGTCATGGCGGAAGATTCCATGAAGAAACTGGTCACCCAGTATATCAACGCGGACATCCGCGCCCAGTTGTATCTGCGGTCTGCTTCCAAGTTCACCGCGAATTCCAACTACGATTTCAACTCGCTGTTCACCGGCGGTCTCGAGACCGACCTCGGTGTCAACTTCGCTCCGCTGTTGCCCACCGGCCCCATGACTTTCAAAGCGCTGCACTACATTGCGCGGTATCTGAAGGAAGTCTTGTTCGGCGAATGGTATTCGCAGAGCGAGGGTATGCCCCATTTTCGCTTCATCGGCGGAACCGACCAGATTGAATATTTTCGGTCTGAAGTCGGCGTGCAGAACGTCATGGTCGCTTTGACTACTGGCGGGTATAAGCTCGGCGAGCAGACCTTGACCGCCTACAGCTTTGAGCAGAGCCCGGCCTATCGCGGCATCGCCTTCGGTGTGGACCAACGCCCGCTCCGTGCAACCGGCTTCAATGCCAACGGCACCCTAGCGCTCGTCGACCCCGTGGTAATCGTTGCCAATCCGGCCCGTGGTGTGGCATTCGCCAAAGTTAATCCCGCGTGGCTCGCCGCTGACTATGAAGTCGGTGTTCTGATTGCTGACGGCAGCTTTGAGCGCCTCGTGCCCGAGAAGTATGTCGGCGAAGGTTCTTTCAAGTTCTCCCCGCAGCTTCACATGGGCGAGCTCGAATGGCATTACGTCATTGACAATGAGTGCAATAGCCGGGGCGACTTCGGCTGGCACCAGTATCAAATCACCCGGGCATATCGTCCGTTGCGCCCGCAATGGATTATCCCCATCCTTTACAAGCGCTGCCAAGCCGACCTCGGTCTGGTGAGCTGCGCCTCGACGTCCGCCAGCTCCTTTAGCGGTGCTGATAGCTTCTCCACCATCGGGGTGTGCGGCGACAACGAGACTCCGGTAGTCGGTCCCGGTTATCCGACTCTGTAAACCCTTTCGGTGACCTTCGCGGGTCATCGGGGTAGGGAAACCCTTGGGGGCTGTCCGGCCTAACAGCCGACAGCCCCCATTTATTTTCAAAAAATGTCTACTACTATTTTCATTTCCGGCGATACGGATAACGACATTCTCCGCAAGTGCGCAACCGTGCTCGCCGCTTCTCCGGTTTCCGGGGATACCGACAACAATCTGTTGCGGAAAATACTGGCGAGTTTAAACGCTACCGGCGCAGCTGGTGCTAATCCGCTAACGGTGTTCCGACCGGCGGACACGAACAACAACCTTTACCGAAAAATCCTTACGCGCATCGCGAACGATTTAGTTTTTCTGGGCGGGATTGACTCTCCGGCCCTCCGGTTCCAGCCAGCCGATACTGACGAGAACCTGCTACGTAAGATAGTCACATGGCTCGGCGGAATTCCCCGTCCGGGAGATTTGCTCAACAACCTTTTGCGCAAATTCTTGACCCAATTGAATGCCGGGGTGCCTCACTAATGCTACATCCGATTATGGCCCTTGAAGGAGAACACAAACTTTTCGGTCTGCTTGGCGCGAACGTATCGCTCGCGGGAATTCACGCGGCCATGGTCGAGCTCGGACCGTTCCTAAGCCTAACCCTAACCCTTATTCAAATCCTTGTCGGTGTTTTGACCATCCGCCACCTACTCAAAAAATATGAAAAAAATGCTCTTAGTTTCTTTGCTCGTTGCTTCGGTGTTCCTAGCCGGTTGCGGGAGTCTAATACCGAAACGGGTAGAACTGTTCCAAGACAAAGTGAAAAAGTTCCCCGTAGCAACCCAAGCGCAAAAAGAGGTTCAACGACAGGCCGCTCAGCGAGCAAAGGAAAAGGCAAACGAGGTGTTAATCGCCGCCGTGGCCGAAAAGGCGAGCCCGTTCGTAATCTCCCCGGCAACTGAGACTGTCGTTTTGACCGACGCAGTAGCGGACGTAGTAGGCCCTCCGGCCAAGCGCCCCACGGTCGATTCAGTCACTCTGGCGGATGAAGTGCGAAAAACCCTAGCGACGCAGGCCAAAAAGGTCGACTCTTTCAAGGAAGATAGCAACGAGAACGTGGGCAAGAAGATTGAAGGGACGGGGCTCGTGCAAGTGCCGTATTTCGCGTGGTTAGGCGGCTTCCTAGTGGTCGTTTTCGTGGGATGGCACTTGGCTAAGTTGGCGCTGACCGCGGCGTCTGCGGCGAACCCCGGCGCTCTGGTGGGTGTCGGAGCGATGAACGCCACTAGCGCCACGGTAGCGAAAGGCATGGTTCAGCTGGTGACCGGCGGACAGCAGTTTTTGAAATGGGCTAACGAAGAGCTAGACGACCCGATTCTGCGGCAAAAAGTAGTTGACGCCTTCACGGTGTCCCACAAACAGGCGCAGGACCAAGATGTCAAGTCGGTAGTAGACAGTTTACTGAAAAAATAATATGCCCCAAGAGCATTGCGCCAGTTGTAGCGGTGACGGGAACCTGAATGTCAATCCGCTCGATACCTGCACGACTTCCGCCCAGTCGTGCGGCAATCCGTGCTTTCCAGACCCAGCAAATACGGCGGCATGTGAGACCCTATCTAGCCAGATAGACAACTTCACGAAGCAGTTTTTCGGAGAAGTAATAAAGACAGAAATCTCTGGCGTGGTTAGTTGGTCTTTGCCCTGCAGTCTAGAGGTGGGTCTTCCCAGCAATGCTCGCGGACCCACAGAACCGCTAGCCTGTTATTTTCTTCGGCTATTCTCGGACGGCGTATTCGGCACTCCCGGCACCCCGGGAAAATCGGGAGCAGACGGAGCCCCCGGGCGAAACGCCTACACGCGGCTCGTCCACTCTTTCCCGCAGCCCACGCTGAACAATCCCCAGATTCAGATACGGACCGAATTCAACCCGGCGATTCAGCCCGGCTTGCACATTTTCATCGAGACGTCCGGCTGGTATCGCGTCGAAGGCGTTTCATTCGAAGGAACCCTTTTCGTTACGTTTCTGACATCGGTTCTCAATCCTCCGGCGACAATTGAGAACGGCAGCCTAGTTCTTCCCGCGGGCGCTCAAGGGCTATCCGCCCCGGGCGCTCAGGGTCTTACGGGACAAAAGGGTCTGAAGGGCGACCCCGGAAAAACGGGAGACCAAGGACCCGCCGGTTTGCCCGGACTCCCAGCACCGGTCTCCGGCACCACGAATAACAACGGGCAATACCACGACGATTCAGGAACAGATTACAAGAACCCGAACACCGGCCCGGCATGGACTGAGGTAGACTTTACCTCTTCTAAACCGAAAGTGACCTTGACGGTTGCGGGCAAGTATTTGGTATCGGTTACTGCGGATGCGAAAGCGGGAACCGGCGATTTCTCGCTCCGGCTCTACAACGTAACGCAAGCGGCGGCAGTAACCGGCGCTCTGGCGTTCACGGCATCCACCGCCCCGCGCTCGCTTTCCATGACGGCTATCGTTACCACGATTGGCGTCAACGAGGTTGTCCGGCTCGAAGCCTACGGCAAGAACGGCACCGTTTACGCCCTCACCACTACGATTACCTTTGTCCAAATCGACTAATGATTTGCGAGACCCTACAAAGCGAAGTTAACAATTTTACGGCGGCGTTCTTTGGCGATATCATCAAGACCGACGGAGCCCCCGGCGTTGTGGATTGGACTTTGCCGTGCGGGCTCGATATCGGGCTCGAGGAGAATATTCGCGGCGTCGACGAAGGAATTGCGTGCTATTACCTTCGGCTATTCCGGGATATAATCCACGGATTGCAAGGCCCCGCAGGCGACCCCGGCGACCCCGGTGCGACCGGGTATTCCGGCTACACGGTTTCTCTGGCGTCATTCGCTCAGCCGACTTCTCCGTTTCCGTTCGAACTAGCCGCCGTAGTGAACCCGGTAATAAAACCGGGCGAAATAGTTTTCGTAGACAAGTCCGGATGGTATCTGGTGCTCTGGGTAAACGAGAACGGGACGCTGGGTCTTTCTCAAGTGCAGACCATGCTCGGTGCTCTTCCTATAATTCCGGCTGGACGATTCATTATACCGACCGGCCCGAAGGGGCAAGACCAAACCGGTCTTCCCGGAAACCTCGGCCAGCCCGGAGACCGGGGGGATGCGGGAGAGCAGGGACCCACCGGAGACCCCGGGGCGGACGCTGAACCGTTATCTCACGGACCCACGCAGGTCAACGGGACGTTTATCGGCAATACTAGCATGGCTGATTTTCAAGTCCGCGCAACGACTCCGGCAGCGACTCTCGTGGCCTTCGGAACAACGGACGCCACGAAGGTGTCGTTTAGATTGACCACGGCCGGGAAATATCTTTTCAAAGTCACGTCTAGCTATTTTACTACGGGAGACAGTGCGGTTCTTTACACCGGCCTCGTAGACACCACGACTCCGGCGAATAACGTGTCTCCGGACCCAACCGGAACCAATAAGTTTCTGCCCGGCTCTTACACGAATTCCCAAAACCAGCTCGCGGGAGTTTTCAGTCCGATTACTCTCTCGTGCGTCATAGAGACCACGGCGAATTACAGCGTGATTCAGTGGCAGGCGTTCGGACAACGAGTCAACATAGACCCATCGTTTACCTACGTGACTTGGGTGAGGCTAACGTAATGAAAGAGACTCAATTTCCATTAATACGAGACGTCGACCACGTTCTTACCAGCAACGACCGGGGGACGCGTGGTGGAATCATGACGATAAAGCCTCCGGGCTACGCGCTCGCGGTGACCAACCCGGCGGACTCCGGGGACACGCCTCCGCCCACGATAATCTCGGCGCAGGGAACAGTTCCCAACGTGGTTAGCGACGCTACCACGATAATTTTCGTAGAGGGAACGCAGCTTATCCCGGGGCCTCCCGGACCCACCGGCCCGGCGGGAAGCACGCGTATGCCGACTCCCATATCCCTCACCATTTCAAATTCGAGCGTATATGTGGATGCGTCAACCCCTCCGGGGACCGTCCTGTTCGCGCCGATTTATTACCGGCTCACCTTGACCGAAAATGTCACGATGCTAAACCCGGTGAACGGTGCCGATAGCCAGCGGTTAATAATGGAGATTACGCAGGACGCAGTCGGCGGGCGAACCATCACATGGGGCTCAGAATTTCAGTTCGGATTCGATGTGCCTTTCGCTCTGCAGTCCGCAGCGCCGGGCAAGCGTGACTTTTACGCGTGGGTAAAAACCAATGGGATTTGGGACTGTGTCGGTGCAACTCGAGGATACTAAAAAATTATGGGAGCAAAAACTACAGCAGGCGCTACGGCGACTTTGACAATCATCCTGAATAACTTCGCTTGGACCGGTGTCGGCGATGCCGGTGGTATCCTGCCCTCGGCAGCCGACGGCAACATATATCTGAGCCTCCACTCGGCGGACCCGGGAGTAGGCGGAAACCAGACGACCAATGAGCTTTCCTACACCGGCTATGCGCGCATACCGGTTTCTCGAGACGGAACCCAGTGGACAATCGCGGCAGGCTCTGCGAGTAACGCTGCCGATTTATTGGGCGCGCTCTGCACCGCCGGAAGCGGGGTGGCGACATTCGTGGGAATTGGCACCGACGCTGTCGGCGCGGGAAACCTTCTATATAGGGGCACGATTCTTATACCGGTTGCCGGGCTCACAATCACCCCGGGCATCACGCCCAAAATCGTAATCGGCTCGGCAGTCGTAACCGAATCCTAATTTATGGCTGCATCACAATATTCTATTTTCACTTCCTCGGATGTCAGCGGACCCGGAAAAATAGCCGGGACGAACGGCGATTTAATCCGAGTCCTGACGGCGTGCCTCGTTACCGGCTACTCCGGCGTGACGGCGGTTAGCTGGACGAACCCAATTGCGACCGCCAGCAACATCGCTAGTTATCGGCCCCCCTCCGGGTCTCGGCTCATTTTGGTAGTCGGAGACGATGGGACAGCGGCCATAGGACTGGGGGCCAAAGCGGCGTATTTCGCCGGATGGGAGACCCTCGCAGGAATAGCAACTCCGGTAGGAAGCGGAGGAGGGCAATTCCCCACAACGGCGCAGTTCGCAACGGTAGGAGCGGTAGTTGCCGTAAAAAGCACGACCAGCGACGCCACTCTCCGTAGCTGGATTCTGTTTGCGGACGCCTACGGATTTCAGTTTTTCGTGGACTCCGACAGCTCTGGCACCGCGTGGATGGGCTGCGGATTCGGGGATATTTTTTCCGCCAAACTTACCACGGATACCTATCGGTGCATGGTAAACGGAAACAGCTTTACGGCGGTGGATGCCGCAAATAGTATGTCCGATAAAATCGGAATCCCATACAACGCAGGCAGCACTAACGCGTATAACTCGGCGGGAGTTACGGCGCACTACGTGGCCCGAACGATGGGCGGGGGCGGGGGTTCGGTGCAGGTCACGCCCGTCGGAGACGCTAGCGTAGTGGCCGCGACAGCGACGAACGTGTCCAATCGGGCCGGGGTAATCCCGTTCAATCCGAATACTCCGCAATTCATTTTCCCGATTCGAGTTTTCGAATTCAACGGAACATACCGGGGGCGCATGCGGGGGGTGTATCACACCGCGCATCCTACGAACAACTACACGAACGGGACGACCTTCTCAGGTAGCGGAGATTACGCCGGGAAGACTTTCCAAGTCGTAGGAACCGCCGTCAACGGCGGACTTTGGATTATGGAGACTTCGAATACTTTGGACAACAACTAATGCCTTTCGACCCCTCAAATTTGACGAACCTTTTTGTCTGGCTACGAGCGGACACGGATGTTTTTCAGGATGCCGCCATGGCCACTCCCTGCACGGATAACACGGCGGTATATACATGGAAAAACCACGGCTCGGACCCGTCGAATTTCGTCCAATCCTCGGCGGGCAACCGTCCCCAGTTTTTCTCCACCGCGGGGTTTAACAACCTCCCGACAATCACGTTCACGACCGATTATCTTATATCCACCACGGCGTCCATATCATCGACCACCGCGATAACTGTTTTTTGCGTGGTCAGATTGTCCAACCCTACCGGCACCGGATGCTTGCTCGCGGGCTCTGGAGCGGCCACGGATTTTCAGGTTGCTAAGACCACCCCGGCGGTAGCGTATTTCTACCGGGGGGCGGGAGGATTCGCCACAGGGACGTGGAGTCTTACGCGCCCGGATATTTTCACGTGCATTTTCGACGTGCTCCCCAATACATCGTATGCGTGGATGGATTTAGCGACTACCCCGACTCCCAACGGTCTGGATAGCGGCAACGCGGCGGTCAGCGACATACGAGTCGGCTCCGGAGGGAATACATCTTTTCCGTTTGACGGCGACTACTACGAAGTCATTATTTATAATCGAAAATTGACCGATGTCGAACGACTTCAAGTGAGAGCTTACCTTGAAGCGAAGTATCACATTTTCCCCTTGTCGACCGACGGAATGGATTCATCTGAAAACCCGGACCCGGTCAATCGGCCCTTTATCGGATTCACGCTCGACAATCAGTTTTATCAATCCGGTGTCCGGAGAGACAACACGGAGGGAAACACCTCGCCGCCCAGCATGGCTATCGACATGCCGGGCCGATGGAGATTTAAATGGGGAGTAGAGACCGGCGCAACTAGGACTCTTTCGATTCGAGTAAAACAGGTTTCGAACGTGGCCGGGAAACGGCCTCGCATGATTGTGAAGGCGAACCCCGGAATAGGCGTCCCCAGTGACGTTATAGTCGACGCAGGCGCGGGAACCGGCTGGGTGGACCTAGGACCGGCGTCGGTAACCCCCACGTCAAATGGCGTGCTAGACGTAGAGCTGTGGAACATGGACACCGATTCCTTTTACCCCATTTCGCCAGCGTTTTTTGACGACCTAGTCAAACCATAATGAGCCAATATGCCTTCGACATTTGGAACGGCGACACGCCTATCCTGTTAGTCGGCGGGCTGGGGAGTTTTGACATTTGGAATGTTGAATCTCCCTTCATTCAGGACTCCGAACCGACCGAAAAGACCCTGACGTTTTTGGCGGCTGGCAGCAGCACCGCGGTAGTGTCTTTTCAGGCGGAATTCCAGTTTGTTTCGCGGGCGGATGGAACCAGCACCGCAACGGTGAACATGCAAGGCACCGGCTCGGTGGTCTGTCTCGCGGCTGGCACCAGCACGGCCACCGTCTCTATAATCGGCATCCTGACGTTTTCCATGCGTGCGGATGGGGACAGTTCGGCTATCGTTTCTCTGGGGGGTATTGGGTCGATGGTGCTCGCACCGTTCGCCGGGGACAGCACCGCGGTCATAACCGAAATTCAAGGCATCCCCTTCGGGAAATACCCGCCTACGCTCATATTCGGGTTCTAGGCGAGATTAAACTGGCGGGAGATGCGATAAAACGCGATTGTTAGATGCTTATGAACGAACCTATTGACCTTGGACAAAAGAATGAATTCTTGGACGGCCCCGGCCCAGTGGAGTCCTATAAAGAAACGTATTACCCGGAGTTTACCTATACCGGCGAGGAGGAGCTGGACCTGCCGGAAGAGGGGACCATGACAATTAAATATTGCGTCAAACGGGAGGTGAGCGAGCACCGGGGGGAAAAAGAGAGGTATACCTGCACAATCGGGGTGAAAGAAATCTTGTCAGTGAAGGCTGAAAAAGACGAGCGCCCCTCTAAGCGGGACATGAGCGCTGAAGACGCCCTTGACACAATCGCCAAATCGCTTAGCAAATCTAAAAATTCCGAAGAGACCTATTAATGTTTACCGTGGACTCAGTTTGGGACGACGCCAAGCAGATTATCGGCACCTGCAATGATGCCAAGCTGCTTCGTTGGACCGGCGAAGCTACCGCGCTTATCGCCAATAAAGAAGACCTCGAAGGCATCAAGGGCTGGGCGGATATTTGCACCGTAGGGTGCTCCTGCCAGAGCGGCCTGAATTGCGGCAACGGTGCCGGGTGTGGCCGTCGGCTCGTTTCGCTACCACGAGAAGTTCTTACGGTTATTGGCGTGAACATCGGGGGCCAGCCACTTCTCGGACGCTCCCAGCTTTTCGAATTCCATTTGAACGGCACCGGCTCGTGCCGAACTACCTGTGAATGGTCTTATGACGACAAGGGTTTTGGTTGGCCCACCTACCGAGACTTGCACGTCCCGGCGAAGCTAGTGGCCTACGTGGCCTCTCCCGCGGACAACGGCGTCCAGCTCATTGTTTTTGGATACGACGACTTAGGAAACCTTCTCCGTCGACAGGAAAACGGAGTTTGGGTGAACGGGTATCGTGTCCCCACGATTTATGGTGTAGCAGTCCCCGACGCCGGTGCTCCTTTTGTGGCGCGCATTACGAGCGTCCAAAAAGGTATCTCGGTAGGGCAGATACGGCTCTCGACAATCGATGACGGCGGCACGGGTTCCTCGGGCCTCTTGTTGGGAGTCTACGAGCCCGACGAAACCCTTCCCCAATACCGGCGAATACGTTTAAACAGGTCCTGCAATTGGGTTCGTATCGCCTACATAAAGTCGATTAACGAGTTTCGTTCGCGTTGGGACCACATACCCCTTAGCAGCTCTTTGGCCTTTTTGCTCGCGCTTCAGGCCCGTAAGTTTTACAGCGAAGTCCAGATTGCGCAGGCGCAGCAGTATGAGGCTAACGCCGCCCGCATCGAGCTTGAAGCCCAGATGAAACTCGAGCCGCCCACTTTCATGCCACCTCAAATCTTGGACTGGTCTAATCCTCGTGACAAGAACGATTACGATATCCGATAATGCCCGCCACGACGTTCGACACAATCATACCCGGGACAAGGATACTGGATTTTGACTCTAGTTGGCCGTCGGGAATCCGTAGTGATATGGACCCGGCGCAGTTGCCGCAGGGCTACGCGTGGCAGGCAATCAATCTAATCAGCTTAGGCGGTATCTGGTCCTGCAGACCCGGCTACAAATGTTGGGCTACTCTCCCCGACGGCAACCTTCAGGGCGGCGCTATTTTCCGGCCTATCGAAGGCACGGAAGTTTGCCTCGTTGCCGTCGACGGCTTAATTTATTCCAGCCAGTTCCCTTTCACAACTTTCACGCAGGTTCAGGGCCTGAAGTTTTCGCCCTCCGCCGTTCAGGTGTTTTTCGAGCAGACCGTTCAGGCTGCGGAGCGATTGACACCAGACCTTGGCTCGGCGATTCGCATAGTCCCCAACCGGGCGGTAATGATGATGCAGGACGGAAACGAATCCGCGCCCGGATGGTTCGACGGCTCGAACGCGGGGCATATTAGCGGCGCGCTTTACGGCACCCCGGGCGGAGGGCCAATGATTTGGGTGGGGGACCGGCTCTGGGTCTCGGTCGACGATAAGCTTTTTGCCAGCGACATTTCGAACCCTTTTTCATTCCGCGAAAATGTCTATCTTGGCGGACAGTCGAGTTTTAATTTCCGTAATCCGATAACGGCCATGGCGCGCACCCCAGCTATTGAAGCGCCTCAGTTAATGGTGTTCACCTCTGGCGACGGTTCGTTGATTCAGGCGAATATACGGGACCGCAATCTCTGGCCCAC